AACACTAAAGGTGGGGGCGAGCAGCCCTCATCAACTCCTAAATAACTAAGGCCACTCAGCTACGGCTGACCCCAACATAAACAAAAGGATGTATAATATGGCTCAAGAAATGGTAAAAAAAGTAGACACCAATAAGGCAATGATGTCAAGAGGCACTAACTACGCACTTAAACAGTCTCGTATGAACAAAGACGAGGAAGAATTAGAAGCTTTGTTAGCAGAGCATAAAGGTGAAGAAGTAGAAACAGAAGAAGAATCTTCTGAAGAAGTAACAGAAGCACCAGTAAAAGAACCAGTAGAAGAACCAGTAGAGTCAGAAGAAGAAGAGTCTGATGAGAACTTAAGTAGAGAAGAGAAGTCCTTCAAGAAGCGTTACGGTGATCTCCGTCGACATATGGCTGAAAAAGAAAAAGAATGGAAAGAGTCACTAGAAGACCATAATAATACTGTTTCTCTTAGAGCCCCTACTTCTGACGAGGATATTGAAGCGTGGGCAGAAAAATACCCCGATGTAGCAGCTATAGTTGAAACTATTGCTTCTAAGAAAGCAGATGAAAAGTTTGCAGTAGCAGAAGAAAGACTACGTGAATTTGATGAAGCAGCTTATGAAGCTGAAAGAACTAAAGCTGAAATAACTATACGTAAATCACATGCAGACTTTGATGAGTTACGTGATTCAGATAAGTTCCATGATTGGGTAGAAAGTCAGCCTAAATGGGTACGTGATGCTTTATATGAAAACTCAGATGATGCAGCAAGTGTTGTAAGGGTTATTGACTTATATAAAGTAGATAATGGTATGACTATTGCAGCTAAGAAAAAGGCAAGTAGAGATGCAGCTAAAACTGTTTCTAAAAGGTCTACACCTGCTGTTGACAGCGAAGGTTCAGCTTCAATGATAAAAGAATCGGAAGTAGCTAAGATGTCTGATAAGGACTTTGAAGAAAACTACGATAAAATACAAAAGGCTATGTCAAGTGGTAAGTTTATATATGACGTATCAGGCAAAGCTAGATAATACCAACATGCTTAAATAAGTGCTTGACAGACAAGTATAAGTATGGTATAACTGTTGGTGTCCTAATAGGGCATCTTCGAGGACTCTTAATGAGTCTTTAGAACACTAATAAATCTTTAAGAATTACCTGACAATAAAGGCCCCCTTAGTAAAGCTGGCAAGTAGACCTAAGAGCACCCTTGAAAACTCAGCCCCTTATCCAGATTGATTAGGTTCTCTTAACCGAGATACAACTACGTATCTTATTTATTAAGCCAACCATCAAAAAGGATATTAATCATGGCTTTTGCATCCGCAAGCGGATATACAAACTTACCGAATGGTAACTTTAGTTCCGTAATTTATTCTAAAAAAGTACAACTTGCATTCCGCAAGTCCACAGTATGTGGCGACATCACTAACTCTGACTATTTCGGAGAGATTGCTTCACAAGGCGATACAGTGAAAATTATCAAAGAACCTGAGGTAAGCGTATCAGCTTATGCTCGTGGTACAACTATTGCTGCTCAAGATTTAGCAGACGCAGACTTCTCACTCGTTGTAGACAAAGCTAATTACTTTGCTTTCAAGATTGATGATATCGAAGAAGCACACTCACATGTAAACTTCATGGACTTAGCTACAAACCGTGCGGCTTTCCGCTTGGCTGATCAGCATGACCAAGAAGTATTGGGTTACTTAACTGGTTACAAACAAGCTGCGTTACACGCTAATGCTGCTGCAGTAAACAATGTAGTAAATGGTACTAAAGCTAATACAGCTGCTGGTACAGACGAATTACTTGCAGCTAACAAGCTGAAAAAGGGTGATTTCGGAAACATTACTACATCTTCAGCAGGTGATCACTCGATCCCAGTTGCAGCTCGTTTACCAGGAGCAACTGCTCTACCGACAGCATACGTATCACCAGCAATGTTGATAGCACGTATGGGTCGTTTGTTAGACCAAAACCAAGTGGATACTGCAGGTAGATGGCTTGTAATCGATCCTGTGTTTATGGAAGTTCTTCGTGATGAAGATTCTCGCCTATTTAACGCAGACTTCGGTGAATCAGGTGGACTACGTAATGGTCTAGTCTTGAACAACTTCCACGGTTTCCGTGTATATACTTCAAGTAACTTACCGTCAGTAGGTACTGGTGCAGGTACAACAGGTACAGCTAACCAAAATACTAACTACGGTGCTATCGTAGCTGGACATGACTCAGCTGTAGCAACTGCAGAGCAAATCAATAAAACAGAAACATACCGTGACCCAGATTCATTCGCTGACATCTGCCGTGGTATGCACCTTTACGGACGTAAGATTTTACGCCCAGAGGCATTGATTACAGCTAAATACAACTTAGCATAAAATAACTTAAAGGGGCTAACTTTGTGTTTGCCCCTTTATCTACATTTAAAATCTCGTAGGAAATTACATGGCGACTTATATAAACCTAGTGAATGAATTACTTCGTCGTCTTAACGAGGTTGAAATTAGTGAAGAAGACTTTTCTACAACTAAAAATGTACAATCACTAGCCAAAGATTCTATTAACTCTTCTATACGTGAAATACTACAAGAGGCTCAAGAGTGGCCCTTCACGTTAGTAACCTATGAACAGACACTTTCAGTAGGTACGAAGACTTACGCTTTCCCATCAGACTATTCAAAAGCTGATTGGGAATCTTTCTATTTAAAGAACACAAACACAACAGACCCAGGTGTTTTAAAACCACTATCATACGATGAGTACCTATCAAATCGTAGAGCTGGTGATGACACTTCTGGTTTGGATGGTTACACTAAACCCTTAAATGTTTACAAGACTCAAGAAGAAAAGTTTGGTGTTACTCCAGTACCCGATACAGCTTATGTTGTTGAGTACAAATACTGGAAGTTTCCAAATGATTTAGTATTAAGCTCTGATGTTTGTATTATACCTGATAGGTTTAAACACATTATAATCGATGGTGCAATGATGTACCTTATGTACTTTAGGTCTAATGAACAGTCTGCACAATTACACAAAGATAAATTTAAAGTAGGAATAAAGTCTATGAAAAGGCTTGTTGTAGATAGTAAAGATTCTATCTTATCTACTGTACTATTAAAAGGTTCTAATGCTACAACTAAGAGTTTTAGTTAAATGGCTGATAAACTAAATACATACCTATCGGTTTGTACTGGAGGGTTGATCACTAATGTTGATCCCTTAACACAAGCCTCTGGTTTGTCTGGTAGTGCTATACGTATGATTAATTACGAACCTGCCCTTTCGGGTGGGTATCGTCGTATAAGTGGTTATACTAATGACTATGGTACTGTTCCTGGAACTGGCCCTGTACTAGGTGTAGCTGTTAATGGTAACTTACATGATGGTATATTTGCATGTAGAAAACCTACAACTGGCCATGATTACTTGTATAGGTGGCAGGATTCAAATGACTCTTGGGTAGCTATACCTGAGGCTGGTAATCCTAGTATGACTAATGTTAGTAAAATAAGGTTTACTAGCTTTAACTGGTCAGGTGAAGTATTAATCCTTACTGATGGTATAAATCCTGCAGCTGCATATAATGGCACTACATACACACAAATAACACACGCACAAGCTCCAAACAACCCTAAGTATTCAGAAGAGTTTTCTTCTCATTTATTTCTTTGTGGTGATTCTTCTGAATCATCTAGTTTATACTTTAGTTCTCCTCTTAATTATTCTGACTTTAACCCTGCTAACGGTGCTGGTGTTATTAATGTAGGTTACACTATAACAGCTATCAAAAAGTTTCGTAATCAACTTTATATCTTTGGTGCTAACAATATAAAAAGATTAATTGGTAACAACATATCTAATTTTGTATTAGAAAATGTAACATCGAATATGGGTTGCCTTGCCCCTGATTCTGTTGTAGAATTTGGTGGTGACTTACTTTTCTTAGGCCCTGACGGTATACGTCCTATTTCTGGTACTGATAAAATTGGTGATGTTGAGCTTGCTACTGTGTCTAAAGAAATACAGTCTATCTTCGATAACTACTATTTATCAGAACAGATTGTAGATATTTCTATAGTTGTACTTAGGAAAAAGTCACAGTTTAGATTCTTCTTTAAAAATGAATCATCTTTGTCTTTAATAGGCGGTATACGTAAAAGTCAGAATAAACAGAGTGTTTTTGAATATAGCCAGTTGGTCGGTATAGAAGCTAACTGTGTTGATAGTGGGTATATAGGGCAGTTTGAACATGTAATACATGGCGATAGTTCTGGTAAAGTACATCGACAAGAAAAAGGTAATAGTTTTGGTGGACAAGATATATTTAGTTTATATCAAACCCCTTACTTTTACATGCAAGACCCAGAGGTACGTAAAGTAGTACACAAAGTAAATACATATCTTAAGTCTGAGGGTAATACAGAAGTATTTGTTGGTGTATCTTATGACTATGATGATATAAATACAATTAACCCAACCAACTACGAATTTACTACAGAGGGTGCAGCTTCAGTGTATGGCACAGCTATATATGGAGCAGGTGGTATTTACGATGGTAATCCATCACCTAAAACTCTTACCAATATATCAGGATCAGGTAATTCTGTTTCAGTGAACTACGTTACAAATAATACAAACGCAAGTCATACTATACAGGCAATAGCCTTAACGTATGAAACAGCCGACAGGAGATAGTACTTTGGCAGGTTATGTAAGACAGTCTTTAGCAGACATAATACCAACAGCTACACTTCGTGCAGCACCTATTAACGCTGAGTATAACAAACTCCGTGATGCATTTGCTGTATCAAGTGGACACAAGCACGATGGCTCAACAGGTGAAGGTGGTTACATTCCTCTTATCGGTGATGTTGATGCATTAAACAAAGTTGTTATTGATACGTCAAACAATAGAGTTGGTGTATTCGTAGAAGTATCTTCAGCGGCTGTAGAACAAGTACGTTTCCAAGATGGTGTTATAGTTCCAG